GAAGATGACGACGATGACGACCGCGAGTTTTCAGTCTTCTAACTTTTGAATAAGGCGATTTAAATACCACATTGCTTTCTTCGCATCTTTCTTGGGATCTTCTTTATCCCACATCCTGTCAATATATTTAATTACTTGCCACTGGAGGCCGCCAAGAACTGCATTAGGTGCAAACTGAACTGCATCCTCAATCTTGTCGATTGTCTCAATTGTCTTTTTATCGTTGACATAGTGGGGTGGATGATTCACCATGTCAACCTTTGGTTTAGCAACAACCAGCTTTGGTGCAGGCATCGGACAGAAACCGTCCTTGCACTCATCTACCGGATTAAACCACGGCGCTTCATCGACATTTCTTTCTCCTCCTCGTCCGGTTCCCCCAGTTCCAGTACTAACGTCTTGGGTTTGGGTGATGCTCCCATCTGCATTCCTTGTTCCGCGCTCGGAATATAGCCCGTCATTCCGCATCGTTCTCCTCCTTCAAGTTGCAGGTTAGTGCGTTCACGCCCTTGTTGCGTCAACACTAAACCTCTATTGTACATGTCCTGGAGGGGAACGTCATGCTTTTCGTTGCCCAGTGGTTGATCAAAATCAGACTCGCTGAGACAACGATTGAGCACTTCATCGTTGATAACAAATTGATTTAAGAATGCATCAGGTGTCATCGCTGCATGCATCATTATTTTTTAACCAGAATTCCTTCATTTAAAATAATATCATGGCAAGATTTTTCGATCCCACTTACGATCCACGGCAGCTCTCTGGTACCTCTGGAGCTGAGACCTCAGATCTAAATCCAGGACAAGCTTATGACACAGATGTCAGGCGCCTGGATGAAACAGGAAGAGATATTGCAGGTGAAGTTGATATTCGCAACACAAGACAACAAGAGCGTGTAAACAAATACATGGCAGCAGCTAAGACTGCTGGTGCATACAAACAACGGGCTTCTATTGATGAGCCACAGATCAGGGGCAGGACGCCCAGGAACGAGGCTAATTTGAATGGGGTGGTATTGCCTAGTCAAGGCGATGAGATGGGGCCTACAGGAGGCGTTGGTTACGCACGTAAGCCCCAACCATTCTCTGGTACCTTTAGAGGTTTTTAATTAAACCTGACTAAAGACCACTTCCTTGGGCTGGCTTTGATACTTGCCCTTGCGCATGTTGTAATCCACTTCGCATTCTTTGCCACGGAAGAAAAGCAACTGGCAGATCCCTTCGTTTGCGTAGATACGATTAAAGAGACCAGTGCAATTACTAATCTCAAGCGTCAGGTGTCCCGACCAACATGCTTCGGCTGGTGTAATGTTTACCAGGATACCTGATCGAGCATACGTGCTTTTGCCAACGGCAACAACAGTAACGTCTTTAGGAAGATTTAAGTATTCTTCTGCAACGCCAAGGCAGTAACCAAAGGGAGGTAAAAGAAAATACTGACCCTTCTCATCTTCCAGTAATTCAGCAGGACGCAGAATACCTTGATCAAAATCCTTGGGATCACAATCACCAGACTGTGTGCGACCAAAGATTAAGCATTGTTGAGGAGACAGGCGAATGTCATAACCATAAGAGCTAAGTCCATAACTCAACAACTTACGCCCATTACTTTCGTTGATGAGACGATCCTGGAACGGCTGGATCATGCCCTTCTCAGTCGAAAGTTCTTTGATTTCGCGGTCCGACAGAATGCTCATAAACTCAACTAAAGCTTTTAGATCTTAGCTACTTCAGACAATAATGCGACCCATTTCGCCATAAACGTCAACAAAGTGTTGTGTGGCGTCCGACACATTCTTACTCGGCTGCAAGAACACAGCAAATGAGACGCAAGTGTTACGACTCTTTATAGTTCCGTCATGGAAAAAGTGTTGGTTCAGCATTGGTCTTGTCCTGAACACGCATACAGGATGATCAAAAATATCCTGGCAGTACATGAACATGTCAGGTGCATTAGCAAAGTAGATGCCCTGCTCAATTTCTCGACTGACCCACTTTCTTTTTAATGTCTTCCACCAGAGCGCATAGCTGGAAGTCAAGGTAGGAGACAATCCCCTAGTCATCTTCCAACGCTGGGAGCCATGATGCCAGAAGTATGAATGACGTGGAGGAAACACATAGACGTTTCCAAACCACTCCATCTCATTCAACCCGTCATCAACAGGTGTGTAATACTTCTTTGCATTGACAAACTCATTAGCCTTGTCGGAACTAGCCGGATCGAGATCAATGCCGCCCATAACGAGATGAGCGGAATCAATCATGTCTTTGTTACTGATCCACTCGTAGTCTTCAACTTTTTTGTTACCGACGAAAGCAGGCATCAGTCTTCAGAAACTTTGTTGTAATCGACTGCAACAAAGCGAATACCCTCTTTGTCGTTCAAGATGTAACCAGCGCTTTCTTCTGGGTCAATCTTTTGTGCAGCCTGAAGAATACGCCTAAAAGTTTCGGCAAGATCACCATTGTCTTCCCGTTCGCACTCCTCTTGTGCCGCATGAAGTTCTTTCAACGTCAGGTAAAACATTGATTTCTCAACCTGCTCAGGCTGAAAGCACATAACACCAGGCCCCTCAGCTTCCCAAAACTTAGAAAACATCTGGCCCATGTCACCAAGAATCAACTTGAGAGTTGCATCCAGCATCTTGGCTTTCTCTTGATCAAGCTCCGGGCCAATGACAGAAGCAATTAATTTTTCACGACGGCTCATTTTTTTACCAATCCCTGACGAACTAGAGTTTCACGCATCTTAACTAACGGTTGGTAAATAACGACAAGTTTGCCGAGAACTCCTCTTTTCTTAATGAGCTTACCATTCTCGTCACGAAGTTTATCAAATTCTCCAGCCCTGATTAAATACTCAGCAACGCAACGGAGCCTGCGTTTCAAAGGCAAATCGGCATTGGGAAATTTACCACAGATTGTATCTGGCTCCATATCCTGGAACGCAACACGCAACCTATTGGCTAGCGTCATTGCAAAAGTCGGGTCCTCTTCTTCATAATTTTTTAAGTTTTCCAGGTATCGACGCAGGGTTGGGGTATCGAAAGATCCTGATGGAGGCAAGAAAATTTCAATCTGAAGGCAGAGTGACTTAGGGAGAATTTCTGGAAAATTCTCTAATGTTACATCGCTTATGGACCAGCCGTCGAATCGATGAGTCATCGCAACTCCTCTGTAATCTCCGGGTCATCAAAATCAGGAGTCTTCGGAACGGATGGGTTTGGAATGTAAGAGTCCTTTGAGTCCCTCATTTCTGACGAGTATTTAACCACATCCCTCTCGACAAAACTCCTGTAGCTTGGCTTGGTATCCCTGGTAAAACTCTGGATCAAATGGTTCCAAGGTATGCGAATAATCTGTTTATTTCCGCCGACAGGACTGATATTGATGTAATGAATTCCATAGATCCAACCGCTTTCTGGCCTTTTCTTTCCGGAAAGAATCCAATTTCTGATCGTCTGATCGGATACACCCAGGCGTTTAGCGCACTCTTCTGTCGAGATGTACTCATCAGCGTAGACCTCTGGATTGATCATGTCGGTCTCGCCGTCGTTGTAACGAGAATGCCACATGGTTGCAAGGACATTCCTGATTCCTTTTAGTTCAAAAGCAATGTCCTCTAGTCCTTTTCGCAATCCGTAATTCATTGCAACAATCAATCTGTTTAGATGCTAGTCTTTTTGTAAACCTTTTGCATGCTTTATGGAAGACCAAATTCCTTCCAGTATTCCTCCTCAAATGAATCAACCGATTCCAGGGCAAATCACACCTGAAGTCCTGGAGCAAATGAAGCAACAGGCCAGGGAGCTTGCCGTTGCTCAATACATGGCACAACAAAAGCAACCACAAGAGAAGAAGGTGTATCAAATCTCGGAACCAGTCAAGGGACCGGTGGCTTCTCTTTTTGAACAACCCAAAGTTGTTTACGTAAGGCGTAATCTGACAGTTGCAGAACTCATTGTGATTTTTGCATTATCAATCGGTGTGGTTACTGGAACGCAGTGGATCTGGGGGTTCGCTTCTCAGAATTTGCCGCGCATTGAAATTCAAGTGAAATAAGATCTTTCGAACTAGGGCCACCTATAATCAGTTACATAGGCTTTGTTTTTGATATAGGTGGCCAATAGAAGGATTACTGAACTGCCTTCAATTCAAGGCGCAATCCTGGTAGATCAAGATCTGCTGACGCTTGTTCGTGTCTTTGAAGTTGACCCGACGTTAAAAAATAAGAAAATCACCTTAAATGAATTTGGCAATTACCTTAACACAAAATACTTAACGCTTAGTGGTGGGACTATTACTGGTCCTCTTTTAATTAATAGCACATTTACGGTTACAGGCCAGGCAACTTTTAATGCCATCACATCGACTGGAGTTGCCAACTTTAGCGGCGTTTTCATTGAAAACAACCTGAATGTCAGCGGTACCCTCAGCGGTACAACCATTACTGGTACCACCGTCAACGCTACAAACGCAACTTTTCAAAACCTTACAGCTAGCGGCCATACTACCCAGGGTGATTTAACGGTCAGTGGTACGTTCAGGGAATTAGGAAACTCTTTCTTTTCCTCTGGTGTAACTGTAACAGGAACCCTGACTGGTTCAACGATTACCGGGACAACAGCTAATTTCCAATCAGGTGTTTTTACTGGTCAAATTTCTGGTGCATTCGTTACAGGGAATGTAGCCAACTTTGCAACTGTCACAGGCGCGTCTGGGGTTTTTACTTCGCAACTGTCAGGTGCTGTAATCACAGGAAACACCGGAAGATTTGCAAATATCACTGGTGTTAGTGGGGTCTTTACTGATCATATTTCAGGCGCAACCGTAACTGGAAATACGGCTCAGTTTACAAATGTCACCGGAGTATCTGGTGTCTTTACCGATCAGATTTCTGGAGCAACTATTACTGGTAATACGGTAAGAATTTCAACAATTACCGGAATTTCTGGTGTTTTCACAACTCAAATCTCTGGTGCCACCATCACCGGTAATACGGTTAATGCAACAACCGGTACGTTTGGAACCCTGGTCACCAGTGGCCATACAGTTCAAAATAATTTAACTGTTTCAGGAAACCTTTCTGTTCTTGGCTCTGGTTTCTTTACGTCTGGAGTCAATGTCAGTGGCACGTTAAGTGGAGTGACGGTCACTGGTGCAACTGCAAACTTCACATCTGGAAACTTTGTCCAATTAAGTGGAGCAACTGTTACCGGCAATGCAGGACAATTTGGAACTCTCACGGGAAACACCGCAGGATTCACAACAGTTACTGGAACAACGGTCACAGGAACTACAGCTAATTTCCAATCAGGAGTTTTTACAACCCAAGTGTCAGGCGCAACCGTCACTGGTAATATCGGGCGGTTCACGACGGTTACGGGTGTCTCAGGTGTATTCACCACTCAGGTATCTGGACAAACAATAACCGGTAACACAATAAATGCATCCACAATTACTGGGGTTAGTGGTGTATTTACAACAAGAGTTTCCGGTGCCACAATTACCGGTAATACTCTTAACGCTACATCGGGCGTTTTTCAATTTTTAACAGCAGTCAACCAGTCATTCGGAGGAAACCTTACTTTTTCTGGTGATACTTTTACGCTTGGCTCGGGTTACTTTAGTTCTGGAATTAGTGTTACCGGAACTGTTTCAGGGCAAACAATTACGGGCTCTGCAGTCAGAGCAACAAACATTACAGGTGTAACTATTGTTGGGACAACGAGTGTTTCGGGTGCCACGGTTACAGGAAATATTGCTCAGTTCACTACGCTAACAGGTGGTACTGCAGGGTTTACTACTGTTACAGGCACCACAATCACGGGAACTACTGCTCAGTTTGCAAATGTAACCGGTGTGTCAGGCGTATTCACTGCACCATCTGGAGCAACACCAGCTCTTATTTCTTCCGGCGTTATCTCCGGTGACGCAGGTTTGATTATCAGAGGAACGATTACAATTCTTCCTTGATTCTTTCAGTTAAAATAAAGAAAAAGTAACAAGAGTCATGCCGTACGGTAGTATCAAAGTTGATAACATTATCTTCACTAATGGTGGAGTTGACCAGACGATTACCGTTTCTGGTATTGTTGCTTCTACTTCTGGTAACTTAACTGTTACCGGAACAGTTTCAGGTAATGTAATTCGTGGTGGCACAACGGTTTCTGGTGCGACCGTCACTGGTGCAGTTGGTCAGTTTGGTAACTTAACTGCTGTTTCAGGTGTTTTTACAACGCAAATTTCAGGCGCGACCGTTACTGGAAACGTTGGTCAATTCACAAGTGTTACTGGTGGAACTGCTGGATTTACCACAGTTACAGGAACAACTGTTACGGGAACCACTGCAAATTTTGTTACTGTTTCTGGTACCACAGTCACTGGTACCACTGCAAACTTTACAAGTGGTAATTTTACAAGTATTAGTGGCGGAACTCATACTATTACTTCCGGTGTATTTGCAGCCGGATCAGCTACTAATCCAAGTATTTCCTTTGACAGTGATCCCAACACCGGCATCTACAGCCCTGGTACTGATCAGGTTGCCATCAGCACGGGCGGCACGGTACGACTCAGCCTGAGTACCACTGCAGTCAGCTCTGCGCTTGCGATTGATCATCCTCTTGGCGCTGTTGGCACGCCGTCGATCACATTTACTGGTGATCTCAACACCGGCATCTACAGCCCCGCAGCCGACACACTTGCCTTCGTTGAGGGCGGCGTTGAGGCCATGAGGATCGACTCCAGTGGCCGAGTAGGGATTGGCACTACGACGGTTAGCAGGCCGCTCGTTGTATTCAATGACAGCGTTGCGGCGCTTGCGTTGCAAAATACGTCAGCAGGAACATCAGCTTCTGACGGGTTTCAGATGCAGCTTGTTGGATCCAACGGATACATTTGGAACTACGAAAATGGGGCGAGCATTTTTGCAACTAATGATACAGAACGCGCCCGCATCGACAGCTCCGGCCGCCTGTTAGTTGGCACGTCTTCGAGCGTTAGCACTGGTGGACTTTTGCAGGTTGTCGGTGGTGATACAGCTCGCCCAGTCATTCACCGCAACATTAACGATCAATACCCTCCAATTCTTTACCTAAGCAAGGCAAGAGGCACTGGAAGTCAGATAGTTTCAAGTGGAGATAGTGTTGGCTATCTTGGCTTTCTAGGCGCCGACGGTACGAACGTAATCCCTGCCGCGTCTATTGAGGCAATTGTAGACGGCACCCCCGGCGCTAACGATATGCCGGGCAGGTTAGTGTTCTCCACTACCGCCGACGGAGCGAGCAGCCCGACGGAGCGGATGAGGATAAGTAATGCCGGTTGGTCAAACTTCTTTGGTTCCAGTGATGTAGTTGGAGCAAGATCTGGAAGCGCAGCAGGCACAACTGACGGCATATTTGTTGGTCGTCATTCCGCTACATCAACTAGCACCGGAACAGTTTCTTTTGTTGTTTACACCAATGGCAATGTCGTCAACACAAATAACTCTTATGGTGCCATCTCCGACATCAAACTGAAAGAGAACATTATTGACGCCAACTCCCAATGGGACGACCTAAAGGCTCTCAAGGTCCGCAACTACAACTTCAAAGAAGGCCAGACCCACACTCAAATCGGCCTGGTCGCCCAAGAGGTTGAACTTGTCTCTCCCGGACTGGTCACCGAATCACCCGACCGCGACGAGGAAGGCAACGACCTTGGCACCGTCACCAAGAGCGTCAACTATTCGGTGCTCTACATGAAGGCAGTCAAGGCACTGCAGGAAGCGATGGAGCGGATCGAGCAGCTCGAGGCCAGCAACGCCGCGATGGAAGCCCGTCTGGCAGCCCTTGAGGGCGCGTAGACCTAATGTTGAAACCAACGGAAAAACAAGTAAAATCTTGGGTTCGTGATTCCAATCACAATGAACCCATGTTTTATCAGGTTGCTTGTGTAGCCGCTGAGTGGGGTTACAGACAAAGGTGCCTAGAAGAACTCAGCGATCTAAAGCAAGAGATGCAAGTTCCTGAAGCCTCGTAGTCCTACTCCCTAATGACCTCCTAATTTTCTCTTAATTAGGAGGTGCCTAGTCACCTTCATTAAAATGACAAAACAACAAATTACCGAAGAAGAAAACGAACGACGTTTTAAAGAATGTATAAAGTTAATCAATAGTCTTCAGCCTGGTGACATTGAAAAACTAATGGGAAAAGAGTTCATAGAAGAATTTAAACGTATTGCAAATCGTTAAATTGACAAGACGGGTGTGGGCGAGTAGTGTAACGGTTCACTCATCTCAACTTATGCCTTCCACCCTTTCAGGCCTGTGGGACGCCTTCTTGGAAGAGCGTTCAATTTCTTTGTGCCCAACCAGCCTTACTTCTGATTACAAACAAGTAACTAAATGGTTGAAGCGTTGTCCGATTCAAGATTTAAATGAAGCACGTAAGATCATGATCTGGGTGCTGGGAGAAAAACCAGTACTTTCTTCTAGGCGTGTTGCCATGTATACAAAAACTATGTTTCGTTGGGCAGCGCAAGAAGATGTTGGGTACTTGGACAAGAATCCTTTGGCAAGTTTCAAAATGCCAAAAGCTCCACAGAAAGATGAGGACATTGTTGTAATTCCACGTGACGAAGTTGGGCTGGTATTGGCTGCCCTGGAAGCAAAGCATACATATAAAAACGTCAATTGGGGGTGGTATACAGAATTCATGCTTCAAACCGCTATGCGCACGGGTGAAGTACGAGCACTTCGGTGGGATGACATCAAAGACAACAAAATCCTGGTTCACCAGAACTGGACCCTTACTCATGGATTAAAAGGCAGCACCAAAACCAACAAGAAACGATGGGTGCCATTGAACAGCAAGTGTCAAGTAATCCTTGGCAGCTTGCCCCAGGATCAAGAGTACATTTTTCCCTGGGATCGGCTGGCGTTTCAAAGTTATTTTCGTAAAAAACTTCAGCCACTGCACCAAGGGGGGTTAATTACTCATCTGTATCGTCCTTACGATTGCAGGCATACAGCAATCAGTCGCTGGATCGAAGCGGGAATTCCCGTTCCACAAGTAGCCAATTGGGCTGGAAATACTAGTGAGATTATTTTTAAACACTATTGCAATACAACCAAAGAATATGAGATGCCGGAGTTGTAAAATAGAAAAAACATCTTTACTATGGCTAACGCTACTTGGGATATTGCAAACATGGAACGCCATCTTCCTGATGGTGAAACATGTCCTGACGGTGCTGTGTACACAGTTCATTGGACTGCTTCCCTGGAAGAAAATGGTGAGACTGCTGGTGCATACGGAAGCATTGGTCTTGGTGATCCTGATCCCGCTTCTTTCGTTCCCTTTGACCAACTGACCAAACAAGAAGTTGTCAACTGGGTTCTTGGTGCTCTTGGTGTTGATCAAGTTGTTTCTATTGAAGAATCACTGCACAATCAAATCCAGCAAAAACTTCATCCCACTTCTGCTGCTGGTATGCCATGGTGATCTTTGTTATAATTTTTGAAGTTATTGCAATCTCATGGCTTGTAAAAAGTCTGATCTGATCTCCGCGATCAATTCCTTTGGTGCTGCCCGTGCTACTGGCGATGCCAATCTGATTCAGTTTTCTGGTAATCTGATTGGTCAACTGATTGAATCCCTGGAGTTTGCTCCGGAAGAATGGAAGGATGAAGCTATCGCTCCTGAAGTTGTTGAAGAAGCTGAGTGATCTGACAAAGATCTATATAAGAGGTGCGGTCAATACGGCCGCATTTTTTATTGGTCATTTTATAGTGGTAATGACGATACCCATAAGAAAATGACAATAAACTTAGTAGATGCTGCAACCTATTTCAACGGTCTTGATCACCAGGTCAGGGCATTTCGGTGGTTGAATTCAGTCCTTACTCCAGAACAAAAGGAAGAATTTGCACGGCTATATAGAAATCCAGAATTTGTTATCCAGCAGCCAGTTGATAACAAACCTGTCACTAACACATGGGATGGTGTGTTGAAATATGCCAAGAAAGCTGGTGCAAAATTCCCTGAAGTCGTTGCTGCACAATGGGCACTCGAGAGTGGATACGGTAAGCACACCTCAGGCAAAAACAATTACTTTGGATTGAAAGGCAAAGGAAGTTCGGCTGGCACCAAGGAATTCATCAATAACAAGTGGATTGAAATCAATGCTGATTTTCTTGATTTTCCAGACCTTGCCTCTTGCATTCAATACCTTGTTGATCGCTGGTACAAAGACTACAGTAATTTTAAAGGTGTTAATCGCGCATCTACTCGCAATGAATGTGCGCATCTTCTTGTAGCAGAACGCTACGCCACTGATCCAGACTACGCAACAAAACTAATTCAAATTATGGACCGTGAAGTAGGTAAACCACCTGCTGGCCCTGATGTGATCAGTGAAAAAATTCTTGCTGTTCCATACTTCTATCAACTAGACAACCAGTCAGGTACGGGTTCAAGAGAGTGCTTCTCTTCTAGTTGTGCAATGATTGCATCTTTTTACGGCAAAGTTAAATCAGATGATGAATACAACAACATCCGTAAAAACTTTGGTGACACCACCGATTCCATGGCTCAGTTAAAAGCCTTGAGGCACCTGGGACTTAATGCAAAATTCATTACCAACGGTAACGCTGCGATCATTGAGAATGAAATTCGCAATGGTAGGCCACTTGCTTGCGGATGGCTACATCATGGAACAATTACAAAACCATCTGGTGGTGGACACTGGTCTGTGATTCGTGGTTTTACTCCTACACACTTTGTTCACAACGATCCTTACGGGGAAGCTGATATGACAAAAGGCGGATACGTCAACAACAAAACCAAGGCTGGTGACGGTATTCGTTACAGCCGTAAAAATTGGATACGCCGTTGGGAAGTGGATGGACCGAACACTGGCTGGGCAATTCTTGTAAATAAATGAAAGTCAAAAGAGACCCAAAGATCCGGGTCAATATTTGTTGGCACGTAGGCGACGAAAAAAAATGCGTAACACTTCCAAAGGAAGAAGCGTACGCAACAAGAGAATGGGTTGAACGCGAAGGTGGCGTTACGATGTGGTTTCAGCCTGTTGATTAGCGCTGCTTAGCTTTGCCAATAACCAAAGCAATGGTTTCAATTACTTTGTAAAGTTTGCCAAGAAACTTGTCATCAGAAGGCGTAGGGGTCAGGGCGCAAATAATAGATGCTGCTGCGTGAATAGACAGCGCAACTTCAACGTAATGGTTAATCTTGTCCATGAGTATTCGGTAACTCTTCTTTTATTCTACGTATCTTTGTTTATAGAAGGTATAACATTTTAATTTGGGATTACCCTTCCACTGGTACTGACTATCTTTACGTGCCAGCCATTTGCCCCATACTCGATACTGCTTGTCAGGGTCGGCACTTTCACACCTGAAAGCAATCATATCCCCTGGTGCTAACTCCTCACACCATTGACGTAATGTGTCAATTACGGTGCGATAGAAATGAAGAGTTACTTTACCTGTCAAATTTTGTCCCAAGCGCCTTACGCATGGCCTCTTCCCACGCTTCTCCATCCAATCGTTGATCTGGCGCATACTCTTTCCAGTGGCTAATGAGGCAAGCCATGTCGTCCCCGCAGAGTCCTTCAAGTACGGAATAAGGCGCATCTTTAGCAGGTAACCCTGGGGTAATTTTTTTGTTATCAATTTCTTTTTGGGTCTCTTCTGTTGTTTCATATAAAAAGTGTTCAGACGTTTCTATCATGCGTGAATTTTCTACACTATATTCATTCAAGTCAATTTCGTAACCGGGATTTTTTTTAATTCGATTTTTAAGCCATGCATCATCGTACCAAATAATTCGATTATTGGGATATGCATAAAAATTCCCATTGTCCATACGAAAAAAATGTGCACATTTGTGTTCAGGTGTTTCACTAAAATTAGTATTAAGAGTTGATTTGGATTCCCACGACCAATCAAGAGTAAACATATAAATCCCACCTTTTCTTTCACCTTTAAAATTAATTAACTCTGCACGCAAGCTTGAAAGACGAGACCTGACCTGTACATCAATATATGGAGAAAAACAATCCCACCACATACATTCATTAAGCTCGGGCCTAGGAGCATCTGGTTTCCAGCAAAGAGAATGTATTGGACGTCTTGTCCAGTTAACACCGTTTTCTAAAAAAACTTCAAATAACGGAACGTGTTTTTCTAGAGAAGCTACTGCATGCACGTCACACAAGGTCACTTCACCATGTCCCTGTTTATGATTGTACAGAAACTCGTTCCTAATGTAACAAGTAAAAGTTGGCAAATTATGATTTAAATAACTCATTTAAACTTTTAAATTTTAAAAAGTCTAGCAACTACGGCCTGGTAATCAAGGGTTCAAACACAGCAGGAAACTTGTCTGTTTGCTGGTGCTCACGATCCCATGCTTCAACCCACTCACTACGCGAATGTTCGTGATTATCTAATGGATCATAAGTGGGACTTAGATCCAATAGGAACAGATCCTGTGGTTCTTGTCCGGGGGGAACCGCTTCTCCAATAAACCAAGTGTAACCTTCATCAATTGTAACCGTCACTCCAGAGTTAATCTGGGCTAAAGTTTCCGTAAAAGCGTTAAAACCACCGTCTACAACCGTATTTACGGTAATAATCGGTCCAATTGTTGTTGTATTGGCGGTATCAATGCCGTCTTCAAGGGCAAGCTTGCTTCCGTCAAGATCTTCAAGAAGAATAAAAAGATCTTCTGTTGGAAACTCAACAACAAGTCCTACGTTGTAATTGAGTGGTTCGTTACGGGTACTAGAGACACAAATTAGATATCTTCCAGTTCCCAGGGGATAGTACCGATCGTCTCCTCTGAATGCTGCGTACTGGTCAAAAAGATTGTAAAGATTTGATTGAGCACTCATTACGTGCCCAACATAAGGGTAATAGACTTCGTTATCGCCATCAAAAAGAAAATTACCAGGGAAGCTATCCGCCTGGAAGATCGACCTACCCTCAATTGGAATGAGGTTTAAGTCATAGCAAGAAAGCTGAACGTACTTGGAGCGATCACCATCTTTAGTAAGAATAATCCAAGCAGGGCTGGCAAGTTCAACAGAAAACCAATGGTTATAAGAACCGCCACCAAAGCCATCTTTCTGAACTAAATAAGTTGCTTGAAGGGTTCCTTGCAAATAACGCAAAGAAGTTTCAGTAAACGTGCCAAGGAACAGCGGATTGTTAACTGTTCGTTGACGTTGATTGACTCCTTGTTGCGTGCTGTATCTCGCCATCTATCAATTTATTTTATTTCTATTTTACTCCTCGAGTTCTTTGGTTTCTTCATGTTCCTTGGGATGTGCTATTGGCTTTTTGAAGTGCGGCACCACTGGCCCATCAGCAGGCAGCTCTTCCAATTCACGCCGACCAGCCAACATGAGTTTCTCATATTGAAACTTAGTTGAGAATGGTGAGATTGCCTTAGGTGGGTTGGGTTGGTTCCAGGCTGACTTCATGTGCAAAGGGTTGAAGCAGCGGGAGTTCTTGCACGTCCTGGTGACCCACGCATTACCTACGTCCCCCCAGGCGCACTGGTAGATCAGCTTATGGATGTAGACGTACTCAGTGAACCGCTCGCTGTACAGGGACCGGTAGGAGGGGAAGGTGATCCGTTCTTTGTCCCCCTTCATTACCCAGCACTCATCAAACCCACCATGGGGAATGCTCCTCCAGAGGGTCTCATACCTGACCTTGTAGTGGCGGTGAAGGTAGTTGATATCAAAACCACAGACGTTGGTCTGGATCTTGAGAGCGCAGTGGTAACACCAGTGTTTCTTTGAGTCTCGAATGAGATGACCGTGAGCACAGGGGAAGCCACGGTAGTAGTTCAAACGATCTAGTTGCTCAGCATCCAGGTCGTCAATGTTCGGGATGTAACGAAACAATAGTTTTGCCATGGGACTCAAGTGAGACAGACGGGAGGGTCTTGGGTCTGTTGGTAGGAGTTTGGGCGGAGTTTGACGAGAATGCCCCCCTTTTAAACTCTTTTTGTAGCACGTGAACGATTTTAGCCGAACGTACACATACCTTGTGTACTTTCTCACAAAAACGTTCACGTACTGTAGAGGGTTGTTTGGCAGGGGGGTCAAGTACGCCAACTCCGCCCAAAGTCCGCCCTCCTCAACCCTCTGCTCCCTGGTAAAAATCCCCAAAACCCTTGCCACCACTACATCTTGGTGACGGATGGGCCTTGGGGAGGGGAAGGTAGGACTTTAGTTAAAGGAAAGTTAAGCAGCTTTCTTCCCTTTCTTCCTCTTACTTTTCTTCTCAAGTGCGACCGGTGAGACTGCTTCTTGCGGCAGTTCATACGTATCATCCAGCACCTCCTGAAACACCTTGTGGAATTCGGCTGCAACCGTGTCCCACTGGAAGGCCGCATCAGTGACCCTCTGGTAGCACCTCTCAGCCGTCTCCAGGCGCTCCTGGGGGTTCTCGTACAGTTCCGTCAGAAGCTCTGCTAGGTGGGTGTCAGAGGGGCATGGCATCTCCCTACCGAAGTTGGTGTCCACATCCACGTGGTCGCACTTGATGAGCTTCCCGTAGCCCTCAAAAATCTCTTTGGTGCTCGTATGGTCTGGCACCACCTGAGCCACCCTGCAGGCAGCGTGCTCAAAATTGACGAGTTCCCAACCGCAAGCCTTTGCAGTATTAATACCTACGTCAGCAGCGTTGTAAATCCAATTCAGCATCTCCACCGACACGTTGGGAGGGTTGGGTGTGTTGGCGGACATGATGATGCGTCCGTTGGGATCGAGCCCATTCTTCTGCATTTCTCGTGCGAACAACGGCATAATCTGCCACCCCTGGTCGACGAGCCCCATATGTAAATACAGCCTTGCGTCTGGGCGACCAACGGCAAATTTGGCAAAAGCAGAAATAGTAATGTCGATTCTTTTCCTGAATTGATTACGATTACCGTTTAAAACAATGAATACATCGTCACTTAATCCAAGTTTTTTTCTTGCTTCTTTTTTATCCATCGGATAAAAAGTATCCGAGTCCAAACCATGAGGAATAACAGTAATAGGTTTACAAATCCCTGCTTTAATAAATTCGTATGCGCCGAATTCCGTAAATGTAATTAAAGCATCCCAATCATTGATGTGGGGGTCAATTCCCCCGGTCCAGTTGTAGCTATCCATAGTGGAATAAGCTGCAAACTTGAATTTTTTTTGTTGATGTAGGTCTTGGATTTGTCTATATAAATCACTAAGAAGCCATGGATCATTCAGGCAACACACGATGTCTGGCTCTTCACGTTCAACGATTTCCCTAATCCGATCCACACCAAATGGATTTTGTTGAAAACGATTTGACGCAGGATACATCTTAAACATTTCCTGCTCTGGGCAACAATCACCATGCCAATTGTTAGCCAGCACTACGATTTCATAGTAATCACGGAGCCTGGGGAGCAGTGCACCACCTACTCTTCCAAATCCGGTCATTGCTGCGAGATCGCCAGACCAAAGAAGCTTGGGTTTAGTCATTGGAAAATTAGAACTTGTCCGATTATATCCAATTAATTAACAAATGTTCTTGTGAATTGATCTAGTAATTTCCCTCTCAACTGCACTACCAGCACCCAACCCTTTCCTCAATAACGCCTTAATTCCCTCTGTATCCGTATCAGCACTGCACGTATAGAAATCAACGGCAGCATACCCTTCACATGGCCACGTATGAATAGAGGCATGTGATTCCGCCAACAAAGCAAGGAGCGTGGCCCCTTGCGGCTCAAATTTATGACCAATGATCTGCAGCACAGTCGCCCTAGACAACACCAACGCCTGGTTCAACAACCCAAACAGTTGGTCATAATCATTCAAAACCTCTGAGTTACACTCATAAAGGTCAAGGATCAAGTGGCGACCCGCGTTGCTCATCAATTTCACTTACATTTTCTTGATCTTCAATTCTCGCATCTCTATTCACAGAAATCTTCACACCATATTCAAGTTCGTACTTTTCTTTATCGGAGGCGACCGTCACGATACTTGGGTAGTTGTCATACTTCCCATCTGATTCCCGTACGGCCACATTGAAAAACAGCAGTCCTTTGCTATTCCTCCTGTTAAATACGTTCAAACTCAACTGGTTCCTACAGATATCAAGGAACACCACCTCGAAACGGCTCCTGCTCATGGTGTGTACGTTACACCGCTTACAGAATTCGGCATAGCTTGCGTACAGCCAACGCGTGTGGTTTTCATATGCCTGGTTATTGGAGCTACCTGTCAAGAATCCAATGCACGCCTTAACACCTGGGTCATATACAACCTTGTGTTCCATCCAGTCAAGGATTGGGTTAGACCGCAGGTTCTGAACATGCGAGTACTTACCAAAGAACTCCACCTTCTTGTTGGTTTCCATCAGGTATTCCCGCATCTCTTCTTCACTCATGTCCAACAACCAGTTCACCAGCCCTGGGAGTAGCGGTGCAAACTCACCTTGCGGCTCACCTTTCGTATTGAATTTGATGAGTTCCTTCTGTTCCTTCTGTGATCCAGTGAAAGGACGATCAAAGGGAACAGTCAGCCTGCGCCTAGCCAAACCAGATGTGTAGTCCGTTGTCTGGATCGCTTCGTTTGCTGTGATCATCACCAGTCCCTTGAACTGGAATGGCTCATTATTCTCATTCTGATACTTACGTTCAGCCCGAATCCAGTCATTACCCGTAATTGCCTTCAGCTTCGAGACCGAACCACCCCACCTGTCCGCATCCTGGAACAGCAACAGCTTTCGTCCCATATAACCCGCTGCTTCAAACCTGTTCTTCTCCAGGTTCTCAAAGTCAGTTGAGTACACATTCCTCTTGCCAACCAATGCAACGGCCAAGTTTGCATAAGTTGATTTACCCGACTTACCGGGACCCACAATTTCCAGGAACTTTTGCAGTTCATAACGCCCCAGAAGTGTGGCCCGAAGCCATGCCCTAAGCACTTGAGCACGTTGCCAGTTGTTGTATTGCGTGTGCTTCAACCAGATCACAATGTCTTCACAGGTTGCCGCCGGGTCATAGTCATACGGCATCTGTTGAGTCATGTACATCTCCCTCTTAAAAGGAAGAAGCTCACGAGTTTCAACATTCAAGATCCCGTTGGTAAATAACAGGTGCTCACCACCTTCATACCAGTTGTTGAAACAAAGTGCCGACTGAAGATGCTCGTGCATATCGGTCATCAGCCTGGAGCTAAACCCCATGGGCAGCAATTCACCAGTCTCTTTAATTGCTTTCAGCTTGTCACGGATGTCCCCAAGAATTTCAACCTTCATCATGGGAGACCAAAGGCCCTTCCCCTCCTTCTGATACATGAAGAACTGACCATGCGGAATGCTGTACAACAGATTCCCCTTGTACTCCTGAAGCAACAGATCTGAAATAACGTCAGACGGTGCGTTGCGTGTTACTTCGTTACCGTCCTTATTTTTCCTACCTTTCTTCTTCTTTTGATAACTGGAGGAATCGTATTCGTGTTCAATTAATTCCGCTTGGGGTTCAAGTGTAAGTTCCATGTCCTGTTCAATTTCCTCCAGTTGTTTAGATGCGTACTCAAGCATTTCATCATCAACGTTCATCGCCTTGTAATTTTCATTAGGGCGCCAACCGTTCTGCTTAGCAATATGAATCAGAGATCCAAGGCTCCTGCCACCACCTTTCGAGAAGGATCGCCACCTCTTCTGGCACTCACCCGGCCTGTACTTATCACTCTGCTTCGACCACTCATCCCACACATCAAGAAGTGACTCATCCAATTCATGGAGAGCTTGACCTGCTGTAATCCAGATGTCGTAGTCATCCGCTGCTTCTGGCGGCATGGCCCACGTTGCTTCAATCGCAAGCTGCATGTCCCTTTCAAGAGAGATGCGTGTATTGATCGCAAACCCTGGTCCAACCATCCGACCTTCTTCCGTGGCTGGCAGACCCTGCTTATTGTTTTTCTCCTTAATTCCTTCCAGAATCCAGGTCGGCAGGAAAGGAATGTTGACAACCCACTCAAATCCCAATCCTTCCGGCGTGTAATACCCACTGGTCTCAGGGTGAGAACCCATTAACACACCCTGGTGCCGCTTCCACAGAATCTCCAGCTTTTCCTTCTCAACACTGGAGTGCCATACGTATTTATTACGGATGAAGTGTTCCCAATCTTTCTTTGCCAGACGGTACAGCCTGCGTTCTCGACCAGGCTTGCCACTACAGATTGTCAGTGTTGGCGGTAATGCCTGCTCAAATTGCAACCCCGAAACTTCTTCAATCAGTTGGTAGACGGTTATTCCGTCCACGTCAACCCATACGTAACCAAAGGGTTCGTTGTAGCAGGGGCCGCCGATCAAACCAACTGCTTTACACACACCACCCTGGATCTCCTCCTCAATTTCCTTTGGTGTACAGGGTTTGTTTTGCCAACCACCCAGGTACGGGTTCTTGTTATCGCCAAGAGGAGTGAGGGGCCATTCAATGGGAATCCACTGGAGGTTGACTTCACCAGGCTTAAGTGTCAGTAAGTTTGCACTAGTCATCAGCACCCCGTGGATCCGATCTTTACTTTAAAATTTTTCTATGGAAATTGCGTTTCCTTCAACACTTCGTATGCATGAAGGTGCATAGAAGACGGGAGAAGAAAACAATCCCCTTCCGCCGCATTGTTCATGCGGACACAAAGAGTTTGCATCCACTCCCCAGGTGAGATCGGGATCTCCATGGGTCGTGTCTTTGTCAGTCTC